GTTTGAGGGGGTGATTGATACCTTTAGTGCAACCAGCCAAACGTTCACTGCACAACTAACTACCAAGTTTACTTATTGGCAAATGCCATACCCGACGAGAACCTATAACCAAAACGAGTTCACATCAATTGTTGATGCTATTAGTGAGGTGATTTACTGGGGGCGTCAAAAGACGGTTTAATTATGAAAAATTGTTTCACTATTACCTACAAATATCTAAGTCAGAAGTATGCCTTACCGACCTCATGGCGTAACTGGAAAGAGGCGGACATGGATAGTTTTGTAATTGAGCAAAAAAGGTTCTTAGCACGTAGGGATCACTTCGCTTTTTTTAAAAGTTTTTGCCACCGCGTAAAGGTTGGAAAAAAAGATGATGTGGTGCTAACAAGACGCTCAGTTGGGGTTTGTATCAACAGGTTTTTTTATTGGGTATATAGCGAAGATTTAGGCATTGTAGAGGCTAAAAAATTGGATAAAGATTGCCTTATTATGAGGATTACAAATGGGTAGCACTGCTAAAAAAGTTGCAGGCGTAGTGGCAATATTTTTTGCCCCAGTGCTTGCGCCTGCTTTACTTGGTAGCATAGGGGTAGCCGCTAGTGCTACCGCAGTTGCAGTTGCCTCTGCTGGTATTGTTTTAGTCGGCGCATCGCTGGTCGGATCAGCGATGGCAGAATCAACTGCGTCACAAACAAGTGCGGTTGATACTGTAAGCGTTGAAAGTTATGCCGGCGCTAAACTGCAAACCATTAAATCAAACACTGCGCCAGTGCCAATAATTTACGGCAAGCACAGGATTGCAGGCAACATCGTTTGGCAACACACCAGTAGCGCGTTGAATAGCGATAACACTACTAATGGCTACAACAGGGATTATTGGTGCGTCATTGTATTGGCTGGTCACGAACTTGAGGATATTAATTATATTTATGCCGGTGAAGATCAGATGAACTCGCTTGGATCAGATAAATACGAAACTGAGTATGTTCATATTAAATTTTATAACCGTTCTGCAAGCGCTCGCGATATACGAACAATAGATTGGTGTACTTCCACTGGCGGCAATGAGGACACTGGTGCTGTGTATGGGTTACCAAGTGGAATTACGATACCGGCTGATACCGCGATTTTATGTGTTCATCAAGTGTTTGATGCTGACGATAATAAGAACACAGCACTGGCGGCAATAACCGCTGAAGTTGAGGGCAAAAAAATACGCACCATAACCGATGCATCAACCATCTCAACTGCAACAACCTACACAACTAACCCAGCAGAAATTTTACTAGACCTGCTAACAACCGGTTTGAGTGTGGCTGATGCTGATATTGATATTGCAACTTTTTACAGCGCTAAAACCGATTGCAACTCTAACTCCTGGTCTTGCGATTTAGCATTAATTCAGCAAGCCAATATTCAATCACATATTGCTGATGTTCTAGCAACTTGTCGCGGCAAGATTTTTCATAGTGAGAGCAAATGGAAATGCAAAATTGACACCAAATCTCAAAGCGTGGCCGATACCCTTACCAGCGATGATGTGATTGGCAATAGCCTATCTATCACTATGGCTGGCAGTAGTACGATTGCCAATAAGGTAATAGTTAAATACATTAACCCTAGCGATGAATGGCTTAGTGCAGAAAGCGTCAAAGAAGATTCCACATTGCAAACTTATGACGGCCAAACGGTGCAAAAAATATTAGATATAAAAGGTGTTACCAGTGCTACCCATGCCGCTGAATTATCAGAAATTGCACTGAACTCTCTGCGTTATAGCGAGGATGGATCTGCAAATCGTGTCAAACAAACACCGCTTGCAATCACCTTTGCCACTAGTGTTAAAAACGCCCATTTAGAGGTTGGCGATGTTATTAGTTTGAACCATACGTTGTTGGATAGAGTAAGGCAGTTTTTATTACTCTCAACTATGACGGATCAGTCCGGCGTGATTCAAATATCGGCTAGGGAATATTGCGAAACACATTTTAAAGATACATCTGGATCGTATTTAATTTAAGGATAAATTATGGCTTATTATGACTCAATAAATTTAGTGAAAGGGGATGACTTACCAGCGCTGGAAATCACCATACGTGACAGCAATACGGCCGCCAGTGGCCAGACACTTGATGTTGGTGACGTGAGTACATGGGCTCCGGTCGATTTAAGCGACGTCAACACAGTCAAAATGAAATTCAGAAAAATTGGCTCATCAACGCTGGTTGCTACAATTACGTTCACGCTCGTACTACCATATACCGACGGTAAGGTGGTGATGGATTGGGGTTTAACCACGCTTGATGATGGACATGGTGATTACGAGGGTGAGATTGAAATCACCTACGACAATGGCAAAGTATTAACTGTGCCGGATTTGTTTAAATTTATTATAAGGGATCAGTTTTAATGATTAGAGCGACCATCACATTCGTCAAAGTATCCGCTACTGATGCGGACTATGTCAGTGCGTCGGCGGCTGATTATAAGATTGTGCCTGAACTGGAGTATACATTTCTCACCGAAACCCTCACAATAAGTGAGGTAGTAGTGGTCGCTATAAATAAAAATCCGTCCGATAGTTTCTCATATACTGATATTGCAATCGTCGATATGACCAAAGGTTTTGCGGAGAGTTTTTCCTTTGCTGATAGCCTCACTAGAACGGTCACTTATGTGCGTTCATTTAGCGATGCTTTCACGCTTGATGATGTTGTACAAGCAACGAGGCTCTTAACACAAGATAATAGCAATATAACAACGCTTTCAGATGTATCAGTTTATGGCTTGACTAAGGTATTAACTGAAACTCCAACACTCTCTGATGTATCAGTTTATGGTTTGACTAAGCCATTAACTGAAATCACAACAATCTCTGATGTGTTTGCCAACTTGGTGGCTAAAGTGATTGCGGAATCGATCAGCTTTACCGATTCGTCAATTTTAGCAAGCGGCAAAAACATATCTAATTCTTATTCATTAAGTGAAAGCCAGATTTATAACTTAGGCAAGGTCGCAACTAACTCAATTTCACTGACGGAAGTAGCGGCACTCAACCAAAGCAAAATTATTACTGATGCTTTCACTTTGGATGATGCAACGCTAGTAGATAAAGACTACTACGGCAATAAAGGAAATGTGTTCTCGTTTACTGACTCGATCAGTATTACAAGGACTCATGGGAGCACTCTAGGAAGTATGGTGCTTGGAAGTTCAACTCTTAACTAAAGGAGCGATAAATGATAAACGATGATTTAAAACTAACAGGGGCGGTATCTATTGCTCTTAATAACGAGGTTGTACATGAAACTAAAAACGTTGTTGTGACAGCCGGAAAAAACTGGGTGGCTGATCGCATGAATGACGCTAACACCGTTATGACGCACATGGCGATTGGAACTGGAACGAATACTGCTGTGGTAGGCGATACAACCCTACAAACAGAACTAGATCGTAACGCACTAACATCAACAACAGTGACCGATAATGCAGTTGCTTATGTTGGCACTTGGGCGGCGGCAGATGGCACAGGGGCGATTACTGAGGCAGGCATTTTTGATGCCTCAAGTTCTGGTGATATGTTGGCTAGAACGGACTTTAGTGTGGTCAATAAAGGTGCGGCAGATAGTATGACTGTCACATGGACTATTACTGTAAGTTAATATAAGGAGGTACGCATGGCTGTTAAATTTAGTAATAACGCCGCAACAACATTAGCGTCCGGCATGTCTGGTGGTGCTACCTCTTTTACAGTAGCATCAAACACAGGTTTTCCAACGTTAGGTGGTAGTGATTGGACGTATGTAACAATAGATAGTGAGGTTGTAAAAGTAACGGCGATCAGTGGCACGACATTTACCTGTGATGCTACTTCTGAGGCGCACTCTATTAGCGATAACGTAGAGTTGAGAATGACGGCAGAATTGCTTGATGATTTTGCCGAAGATTTAGACGTCTATACACACCCAACAAGTGATGGTAATAAACACGTACCATCAGGCGGTTCTTCTGGTCAGTTCTTAAAATATAGTTCAGCAGGCACAGCTACTTGGGCGGCGGATAACGATACTGTTTATACCCATCCAACAAGTGATGGTAATAAACACGTACCATCAGGCGGTTCTTCTGGTCAGTTCTTAAAATATAGTTCAGCAGGCACAGCTACTTGGGCGGCGGATAACGATACTGTTTATACCCATCCATCATCTGATGGTGACTTACACGTTCCAGCAACCTCAACAAGTAACGATGGCAAACTATTAACTGCTGGGGCAACAGCAGGTGCGATTAGCTGGGAAGATGCTCCAGTATCTTTACCAACACAAACTTCACACTCTGGTAAGTATTTAACAACAGATGGCAGTGATGCGTCTTGGTCAACTGTAAGTTCTAATTCAACAAGTTATGGCTTATATGAACACGCTCATACGATCAGTGCGGATTACACCATATCGAGTTCTAATAATGCTCTCTCCGCCTCACCAATAACAATCGACACAGGATATTCAGTCACCGTTAGTTCGGGATCGACGTGGGTCATAGTATAGGAGATATAAATGGCAAAAATAAAATTACAACCAGAGGCTAGTTCGAGCAATGTGTTCACCATAGCGACACCGGCTGGAAGTACAGACTACACGATCACTCTGCCTGCGGCTACAGGCACACTACTGAATAGTGATGGTAGTGCAGCAAGTTTAACCTCTATTCCAGCAGCTAATATTACAGGAACTTTACCTGCTATTTCGGGTGCTAATCTTACTGGTTTAGCTGGCAACACTCCATCTTTTCACGCTTATCTAAATGCTACTCAAGGTATTGCGGATAATTCAGCTGTAAAACTCACATTTATGGCTGAAACTTGGGACACTGATAGTGCTTTTGATAATTCAACCAACTATCGTTTTACTGTTCCAGCAGGAGAGGGAGGTAAGTATTTCATATATTCACAAATTTATACTTCTACCGTTTCAGCAAATAGAATAGATGTAACAGAATTTATGATATATAAAAATGGTGCACGGATTAGACGAGAATATACCGACACTAATGAAGCTGGATTTAACAGATTCACTCATAAAATTACTTCAGTTGAGGATTTATCAGCAACTGATTATATAGAGATTTATTTTAAAGGCAATACAGAACCAACTAGTAGTTCTTATATCTACGAAGATGATTCTTACTTTACGATGTTTAAATTACTTTAAGGAGATATTATGATTACATCAATAGGTTTGGTTCAATTAGGGTTTGCAAAATCTGATTTCGCATTACAAGACGATTCAGATGGTAATGGTGTTTATATAAAAGAATGGCTATCAGCTAGTCCTCAACCTAGTGTAGCAGCAATAGAAGCTGCTGAAATTGAATATCTGGCAGAATGGGATTCCCAAGAATACGCAAGAAGTAGGAAAGCAGAATATCCTTCAATTGCAGACCAACTTGATGACATTTTCCATAATGGAATTGATGGATGGAAAGCAACTATCCAAGTAACCAAAGACAAATATCCAAAGGAGTAAAGAATGGCAATAGTAATTAACGGAAGCGGAACAGTAACAGGCATATCAGTCGGTGGATTGCCAGATGATATAGTTGATTCTGGTACTCTAGCAGATAATGCAGTTGGACTAGCACAGATGGCTAGTGGTACAGATGGTAATATTATTACCTATGATACAAGTGGCAATCCAGCAGCTGTTGCAACTGGCTCAGATGGTCAAGTATTAACTTCGGCTGGAGCTGATGCTGTTCCAGCGTTTGAAGCTGCTGCCGCTGGTGGAAAGATATTACAGGTTACACAAGGTTATGATTCAACTGCATTCGATACAACTTCCAGTAGTGTACAAGCAGGTTCGGTAAGTCAAACTATGACTTTGAATAATTCATCAAATAAAATATTGATAGGATTTACTTTTTTAGCATCGTGTACCAAAGGTGCTTCTTATAGCGGAGCAAGATATTCTATATATCGTGGAGGTGATGTTAGTGGTACGAGATTGACATTAGGTACAGAGCCTCAATTAGTAGGTTATGACACAGAAACGTGGTCGTGGCAATCTTTATGGTATTTAGATACTCCGGGTGGAAATACCAATTATTGTCTTGGATTTTGGTCACACCCTGCCGGAGGTAATGCTAGAATTCGGGGGGGTCACGGATATACAACTATGACACTTATGGAGATACAAGTATGATTACAACATCAGATGCATTACAATCATTAAAGCCAAACGCTGAATGGACATTAGTTGATGATGTGCTAACTTGGCTAGACACAGAACAAACAAAACCCACTCAATCAGAAATAGATGCTGAAGTCATAAGACTCCAAGCAGAATACGACTCCCAAGAATACGCAAGAAACCGCAAGGCAGAATACGACCAGTTAAACCAATTCGAGATGCAGTTCGATGATGACAGAGATAGCACGACAACTTGGGTTGATACGATAAACGAAATTAAAG